CTTGTACTGGATCAGTAGTAGAATCATTTTTAATTGATATAGTGTGTAAAGCACCTGAGAAAGAACGTTCGACGTACATATTCGTAGTCGTGTACTCTTGGTAAAAATCTGGATTCCCGCCAGTCTCTTTAGTATATTTCTGCTGCCCGAAAGCCATTAAGTAACCTCTTCACCGCATTTTTGACATTTGTACTTCGGCTTAATCACCTCTACAGTCTTCTCAACAAACTTGGGACGCTCTACAATAACGTCTTTATACACAGGACGGTCTACGTCCACATTATGTGGTACGACCTTTACAACTGGTGTCGGTATCTCAATGTACTTCTTGACTTCTTCGTATCGCGGCACCGTGACCTTATCGTACACTTTAATCGTTTCAATCTTAGCATCCGTAACCTTAACTGTCTTAAAACTAGGACGAGCTACTTCAACGTCTTTAAATTTAACTTTATCCACTTCAACAATCTTCTCTACGTATCTAGGAACTTCAACAATCTTCTCTACTTCTTTAATCTTATAATGTACAACTTCAATCACCTTGTCCTTGTACACCGGACGTTCAATGATTACTTCTTTGAACTTCGGTACGTGAATTTCACGTTCAATAGTCCTAATTTTTTGAATTATTTCTGTTTTATCTTTATTTCTGTTTCCAAAGGCCATATCAAAATCCCTCCGTATTTCTAGACGTCTCTCTCCATAGGTCGGCGTCTGAGTCATACACTAGTGTAATTGTTTGGTTATCTTTTAGTGTCATAGACACACCTCCGGCTAAAGCCAGACCATTACCGTCTTCTAAGAGGAGGGTATTAGTATCACTTGTTCCTTCTAACGTAATCCGGTTCCCATCGGAACCATCAACTATTTGTGGATTTCCTGTAATATCTATAGCTCCCCCGTCACCTTGGACGAGCATATAGTAATCTTGGTGAGACCCGTCTTGACTATCTGCTACGGATTGCTGCAACGCAGTAATGCCCGCAGCCGCTATATCGAAAACGGTTGAAGTGTTGACTGCTGTGACGGTAGTGCTGTTCTCGCGTGGGTTCTTCCACCGCGGATTTGGAGTCTTAATTCTGCTAAGATCATCCACCTCACCAGGAGCCAGAAGTAACCCGCGTTGGCGGATTAGCTCTGACTTCTTATGAGTAAAACCACTTCTATCACAATCATACTTTTGTAGACTATGATGTTTTGCCATGGTTTATGTTGACGATGTTACCCCAGGTAAAATTGCTGCCATCTCATCAACAGCGTTACATGAGTAATTCTCAAAATTTAAACATGATCCTGGATCAATTAAAGTGTCAATCGCCGTAGCGTATAGACTCCCAACCATGTTTTTAATAATAACACCAGTACAAGCTACGTTCAAATCAATACCATTTGAAGCAGCTCCTGTGTCATCGTTATAAATAACATTATCTTTAATTAAAAGACTCTTACTTAAAGCCCCTTCTCCGATAATAGCTGCGTCAGAGAAGTCACCGTTGATGTAATTACCAACAATACGAGTATTGTGTGAGTCATCAATTCGGATTGCTTCTGCTGCACCAGCTGTAGCGTTCTCTGCATCAAATTCACAGTTTGACACTGTCGCGTAATCTACCGCATCAATGTCTACGTGAGTGATGAAGTCAAACGCTGTAGCGCCGAAGGTAAACTTGCAATTATCAATAGTAACGTAATCCGCATCAACATTTACCCCGACAACAACTGCTGAGATTCCTGCAATGAAATGAAGGTTACGTAATGTTGTTCCTGCACCACTAATATCAATGGAAGAAGCAGTAGTGCTAAACGTAAGTTGCGGTGCGCTTGTCCCGTTTCCTAGACCGATAATAGAAATACCAGCTACGTCAGGTACTAAAGTAGTAGCTGATGCAATGGTCTCTACGTGACCTGGCATTACATAAATTACATCTCCCTTAACTGCAGTAGCGTTGCAAAGATTGATAGCTTTATCAATAGTCGCTACTGGTTGTTTAGGGCTTGTTCCCTTATATCCATCAGACCCGATTACACTGTTCACATAGAACACTGAACCTGTTGTGATGACATCTTCTCGGATAGCGTTTCCATTTACCGCTAATCCATGTGGTGCTTTAATATTCGTTAAACCCATTTTAATTCTCCTTTATTTGGACACGTTATGTGCACGAGGTCTGTACCTCGAATTACCCTGTTAGTAATCTTCCTTCAATTTCTCTGTGGTGATAATTACAGAGCCATTGTACTTCAAGTGGTTTCTTCTGTCTTTTGACTTGATGTCAAGTCAAAAGACAGAAGTCTCCTGAATAAAAACTAAGCTCCAGCACTCTTATAGACACCTAAAGGATAGTTGCATTCCGTACTAATACGAAGAGATGTTTTAAATTTTGCATCTCCTGTCTCGAAATCCCCGTCCTTCGCAAATTTAACCTTACGTCTCATGAACGTAGTAATCGGGTTTTTATCTGCTAGCAAGAACCACGCGTCTGTATCAGTCAAGTAAGGGTCAACGACAAGTTGAAGATTACGTGACATGAGAGGATTTACGGCATTGTTTGCTGACTCAGGGTCATATGCTGAATTTAAAAGTTCTCTAGCTGTCCACTCATTTGCTGGTGCAACTAAAAGAATCTTTGGTTTAACAACTTGCTGCTTAGAACGGTCGTCAGTTGTCGTCTCAAAGTTTTGGACTGCTTGTCTCAATGAAGAAACAGACAAATCCGCCGCTGGAGTTAACAAGTTAGACCACGTTCCGCCACCTAATTTGGTGTGCGTGTCAAAGAAGATAGCATTACCATCTCCTGCTGTTTTAGAAGTTCCGTTGTACGCGTCATGTACCAGCGTTTCAACAGTTTCCCGGGCAGAACGACCTAACTCTTTAGTCATATCAGACATTTCCGAAGGAATGTCAGGATACAAAGAGTCTTCAATCATTTCTTCCGTAATACTTACTCCAAGAGCATAGGTCTTGTGAACCCATCTCTTAGTAGGACCTTGGATAAAGTCATCATAAGCAATGCCTTGTCCCTCAGGTTTTTCTGATAAAAGTCCTAGTCCTGCATAATACGCTGATTCTTCATAAGCTCTACGAGAGTTCTTTTGTGTTACCAGTTTGCTCCACATTTGTGGTTGCTCTTTGTATGAACTCGTCATAAAGGAGAAGAGACCAGGTACCACGGCTTTACTGAACTGTGATCTATTCATGGTTTATCTCCCTTATGCGCCTACGCCGACAATACCAGCTGTGGCTTGATGGTTATTAATTCTACAAATCCAATCGCAATTAGCAATTCCGATTGTATTGTCCGGTCTTCGGTCAGGGTGAAGCAAACGAATCTGATCCCCAGCGGTATTACCGCCTGTATCAGAGTCATCAATTTCCCAACCACTTAGGTAATTTACCGTACTACCAGCCGTCGCACTCTGTAAGTTAACATTACCGTTTTGATCGGCAATAGTTAAAAACGAAGTGTCTCCGTCTGTCTGGCAAATATACAACTGGTCAGGGTGGTCTGCTACAATTACGTAGCCTAGTCCACTATGCCCAGAATCCCAATAGTTCAAAGGAACTTTGTCCTTATCGTATACAGCTAAAATGGAACCTAAAATCGGATTTCCTGTAGTATCAGTAGCAATAGACACGTAACCAGTGCTTAAAGCTATAACTGGATCAAAGATAAATAAATCTTGAGCCAGGCCTGTTGATAATTCGTACTCAGTTGCCCGAAGAATAGGGCCATAAGGCTGTAAACCTCTTGGATGGTCAACATTAGCCATTATATTCTCCTTAATTAATTTTTAATTTTAAAAGTCTTTGCCTTCAATCAGGCCGTCTCCATCATCAGATTCCCCTGTATCCTTTGGCTTATAAAAACCTCTGGCTTCATCTTGGGGTAAATCCTCTGTGTAATGCTTCACTAGGGCTGCACTTTTTTTAGCAGGTGCCTCTTCTCGTTCTTTTCCGACTTTTTCGGAACAAAATGCAAGGAGCATACCGGCTTGTTCTACAGCGCCGTGTGATTTAAAACGATGAGGTTTAATGAAAGGGGCATTGAGCTTAGTGCACAATTCCCAAACACTACTCCTTATCCTCGCTGATGTGTGGGGACCTTTCGCTATCCAGCGAAAACGGTACTTAACTTTATGCAGCGGATAACACTCTTCTGGCAACTCAAGGAGATTGAACTGGTCTCCTTCCCGTGCTGATATGCTCTCTATACTAGAGGGTGCTTCAGCGACCAAATCAGACACCGCCGTGTCTTGGTTGGAAAGGATTCTAACAGATTCAGAAACTGCCG